CGGAGATACCCTTTGCCGTCTAGACGGTGGGATAGACCACACAATATCGCAACAAAAATTTTTTCCAAACGTTTGGGAGCAAGTGTTTTAACTTTACTCCTTTTTAACAATGCCTTATCCCGGTACGCTGGATCACCAGTCCAGCACTAACCCTGCACAACAGACTATTCTGGGTGCAGATAACTTCGGGTCTGACGCCCGTGCCCTTTATCTCAAGCTCTTTAGCGGTGAGATGTTTAAGGGTTTCCAAAATAATACGATCGCTCGTGATCTTGTCATGAAGCGTACCCTGAAGAACGGCAAGTCTCTTCAGTTCATCTTCACCGGTCGTACGACTGCTGAGTATCATACCCCCGGCAACAGCATCCTTGGTAATGACCTGGGTGCACCTCCGGTGGCTGAGAAGACTATCACCTGTGATGACCTTCTGATCTCTAGTGCATTTGTGTACGAGCTGGATGAAGTCCTTTCTCATTACGACCTACGTAGCGAGATCTCCCGTAAGATCGGCTATGCTCTGGCTGAGAAGTATGACCGTCTGATCTTCCGTGCTATCGCTCGTGGCGCACGTAAGGCTTCGCCTGTGTCTGCCACTAACTTCGTTGAGCCTGGTGGTACTCAGATTCAAGTTGGTACTTCTTCCAACGCTTCTGATGCTTATGACTCTGCCAATCTGGTGACTGCATTCTATGATGCAGCTGCTGCTCTTGATGAAAAGGGCGTGTCTCAGGACGGTCGTGTGGCTGTGCTCAACCCCCGTCAGTACTATGAACTGATCCAAGCTGTTGGCACCAATGGTTTGATTAACCGTGACGTTCAAGGTTCTGCTCTGCAGTCCGGTCAAGGTATCATCGAGATTGCTGGTATCAAGATCTACAAGTCGATGAACATTCCGTTCTTCGGCAACTACGGTACCAAGTATGGTACTGGCTCTGCTACCAACCCTGGCATTACCGATCCCGGCAACACCGGTGATTTCGTGGATGTGCAGATGGAAGACGCTCAGTCCTCCGATACCGGTATCGTGTCGCCTAACGACTACGGTGCTGGCGGTGCTGACGGTGTTAGCGAGTTCGCTAACAGCTGCGGTCTGATCTTCCAGCGTGAAGCTGCTGGTTGTGTTGAAGCTATCGGTCCTCAGGTCCAAGTTACCAGTGGTGATGCTTCCATCATCTACCAAGGCGATGTGATCGTTGGTCGCATGGCTATGGGCGCTGATTACCTGAACCCTGCTGCAGCCGTTGAGCTGTTCGCTGGTACCACCACCAAGCCTGCTGCATTCTGATCTTTAATTCGATCAATACTGGGGGAGCTTCGGCTCCCCTTTTTTTTATCTTTGTGATAGGTAACAATGCACTTTCCTACTTATGCTGTGTCCACCGAACTGGATGCCGTAAATCAAATACTTAGCTCAGTGGGACAGGCTCCTGTCACCACCTTAGATATGCAGAACCCTGAAGTATCTATTACCCTTAACACCCTACGGGAAATCAACAAACAAGTTCAAGCTGAAGGCTGGGTCTTTAACACTGAACGTCATTATGAATTGATTCCTGACAGCGTTACTAACGAAATTGTTTACCCCTTTAACATGCTTCAAATCGACACTAACGTCGAAACGCATAAAGACAGGTATGACGTTGTTCGTCGTGACGGTAAACTGTATGACCGACTAAACCATACTTATACCTTTACTGATAAAATCTTGGCTGATGTAGTTTGGCTGTTTGATTTTACTGACGTTCCTCCTGCTATTCAAGCTTATATTACTGCCCGTGCTGCACGGATGTGTGCAGTGAAAATGGTTGGAGACCGTGAACTACAAGCACTACTACAAGAACAAGAGATGATGACTCGTGCTGCTGCTCTGGAATATGAGTGCAACCAAGGTGATTATTCTATGTTTGGTTTTAGTGATGGTTACAACTACTATAACAGCTATCAACCTTTCCAAGCATTGATGCGATGAGTACACTTACCCAAAGGATACCTTACCTGTTTGGCGGTATTTCACAACAACCTGACAACCGTAAGTTTCCAGGGCAACTTAGGGATTGTGTTAACGCCTACCCTGACTATGCTCTTGGTCTTTTGAAACGTCCTGGTGGTCGGCATGAAACCGAGCTTTACAACGCAACCCCTTCAGGCAAATGGTTTTCTATCCTGAGGGATCCCCAAGAAAAGTACGTTGCACAATACGATGATAACAAGTTTCGTATCTGGAGTTTGCTTGATGGCAGTCCACGAGCAGTCGATATGGGCACTAATACTGGTGTTCCCGTTACTTGTAACCTGACTAACCTCAAGGCTGACCTTGCTACCTATAATGCTGCTGTAACTGATACTGCTGCTAAACTTGCTCTACTGAACACCGCTCAAGCAACGTATGCAGAAGTCCTTGCAGGACAAGATGCTACGACAGAACTCCTGTTTGAAGTTAACTACACGTATCCTGTTGGACAAGTTCAACAGTATCTAGCCTCTGGTATTCTTAAAAATGAAGCAGGTGTCTACATTGTTAAAAATGCTAATGCGGTAATCAGTGCGGCTACCACTCTTCCTGCTGGTTATGCGTTGGGGACTGAGGTTACAGGTGAACAACCTTTGCTTGCTTCTAACGGATTTAAAGTCTACCAAGCTACCCTGACTGTTGCTGCTACTCACACCGCTGGTGATTTGGCTACAGCTTTGGCAGCAATGAACACTGCTCAAACTAACTATGATAATGCTGTAACTGCTGAAGCTACTGCTAAAAGTAATTATGATGCAGAAGTCAACAACTGTGCTATTACTGCTACACCGTCTAACGGTTACCTTTACGGTGCTACCGCTGATGACATTGAACTGATTACTCTTAATGATTACACCTTTGTTCTTAATAAAGCGAAGACAGTAGCTCTTAAAGCAGCTACGTCTGCTGCTAAACCGAACGAAGCCTTTGTCGTTATTAAGGTTGTTGGTGTTGGTGAATATGAGATTTTTTTAGATGGAACTCTTCGGGGTCAGTATACAGCATCTGGTAGTCATGACACAGCTGATATTGTTAACAACCTTGTCAGTGATATTGACGGTCAAACCTTTGGTGGTACTACTTATACCGCTGCTGCTGTTGGTCCTGGTCTTTACATTAGTGCTGATGCTGAGTTTTCAATCTCTGTTGTAGGCGGTCCATCAGAAGCGGCCATCTTTGCATTCCAAGATACTACCCCTACTGTTGCTGACCTTCCCCTTCAGTGTAAAGACGGTTATGTAGTTAAAATTGTCAACAGCACAGACATTGATGTTGACGACATGTATGTGAAGTTTATCACAGATAACGGTGCTACTTACGGTACTGGTGTCTGGGAAGAGACGCTTGCACCTGGAATTAAGTATGAGTTTGATGAACTGACTCTTCCTCATCAACTGGTTAGGCAAGCAGATGGTTCATTTACTTACGGTCCTGTTACGTGGGAGAATAGGTTGATTGGTGATGAAACCACTAACCCTACTCCTAGTTTTGTCGGCACTAAAATCAATAACCTTTTCTTCTACCGTAACCGTTTAGGGTTCCTGGCTAATGAAGCGGTTATTATGAGTCGTGCTGGTGATTACTTTAATTTCTGGGCAACGACTGCTTTGACGGTTACCGACGATGACCCGATTGATATTACTGCATCATCTATTCGACCTGTTAATCACCGTTACGTCCGTCCAACAAGTGTTGGTCTTGTTCTGTTTAGTGATACTGAACAGTTTATTTTGAGTACTGATGCTGACATTCTCAGCCCTAGAACCTCAAAGATTAACGAGTTGTCAAGTTATGAGTGTGACCCTAACGTAGAAGCAGTAACACTTGGTACTAGCCTAGCGTTTATCTCGAAGACTCCGTTGTACAGTAGATTGTATGAGTTGTCAGGGATTTCAACTGACCAACCGCCTAGCATGGCAGAGCAAAGCGTTTATGTTCCTGAGTTGATTCCTCAAACAATTACGTCGATGATTGCATCACCTGCATTGTCTTTGGTTTCACTGGCGACAACTGGTAGTAGTACTGTTTTCCAGTATCGTTTTATTGGACAAGGTGAACGCCGGGTTAACACTTGGTATAAGTGGGAGTTGACTGGTGAGTTCTTGGACCAATTCTTTGATGTTAACACATACTATGCTGTTGTTAAAGACAGCACTAATGTGTTTGTTCAATCCTTTGACTTGACTCAAGCAAATGAAGAAGGTTACCTGACTCTTTCTACTGGTGAGCAAACCGACATTTGTCTTGATAACTGGAGCATTAACCCTTATCGAACCTACGACTCTGGTGACGATACTACTCGAATCTACCTTCCCTACGAACACGTAACTGGTAAGACGTTCTCTGTGCTTGTCCTAGGAGGCTACATAGGCGACGTTAATGCTATTGGTAGTGAATCGGTAGGGGCAGTACTTTACCCCACCGTACAGGGGACTGCAGGGGGCTATTACGTTGATATTGATGGCGATTATCGTGGGCGTGATCTAATTATTGGTTACATCTACACGATGACTGTTGAGCTGCCTAAGTTCTTTGTTACTACAGCACAGAATCAAATTGCTAGTTCTGATTACACTTCAGACCTTATCATTCACAGGCTTAAAGTTTCAACAGGTTTAAGCGGTCCTATCAAGTATCAAATCAGCATTAAAGGTAGACCAGAATGGAATCAAACCATTGAAACTGCTACGTCTAATGAGTATGAACTGAATAGCGTTAACATGGTTAATGAAGCTATTCATAACGTTCCTATTTATCAACGTAACGAAAACCTTACCTTTAAGATTATTGGTGACAGTCCTTTCCCTGTTAGTTTGCTGAGCTTGAACTGGGAAGGTAAGTACAACACTGGTTTCTACAGAAGAGGCTGATGGCTACATCCACCCGTGGTTTTACCTTTAAACCAGCTACCATTAACGACACCTTAGAACTAACCAGTCAAATGCTGGATAGAGGTTTGCAAGACTTTGAGCGGATAGGACAACACCCTGTCCTTTCCTTAGCTTTGTATATCCATTATGATGACTCCTATCTTATCTACGGACCTGATGGGAGTCTTTATGGAGCTTACGGTGTGTCGGAAGATAACGCCGTTTGGATACAGATGACACAAAAGGTTAAAGAGAATCCGCGCACAACCGTTAGATTCGGTAAAGCGTTAATGGAGCATATAAACCGTCCTTATCTTTGGACGACTATTGATATTAAAAATACTAATCTAATTAACTTAGCTAGGTATTTAGGTTTTAAGGTACTACGGGTTTTCCCGGATGGACCTGACAATGTTTACTCTATTGAGATTGTACGATTATGGCAAGTAAAATGAGTGGAACGGTTAGCGCCACTTCCGCTTACACAGCTGGTCCTATTACAGGTATGACAGGTGTGAATCCCGGTGGTGCTGCTGACGCCATGAGTGGAGCAAAAACTCTTGCAGGTTTAGGCTCCATGATTCCCGGTGTCGGCACCCTGTTTGCTGTCGCTAGTTTTGGTTTAGACATTGCTAATATGTTTATGCCGGATACAGCAGCAGAGCAACGTGCTTATAACGAAGCTTACAGCATTCAAATGCAACAACGTCAGCTTCAAGAACGCAACAGGCAACGTAAAGAGATTTACGAACGTCAAGTTGAAATGGTAGGCAAGCAGCTTGAGTATAACTCTACTGCTGCTTGGGAGTCTTGGTCTTCTGAACAAGTCAGATTAAATGAAGTTTACGATAAAGCCGCTTTTTTGTCTCAAGGTTTGCTTAAGCAACTTGTTCAAACTCAAGGTCAAGCAGCTGCACGTGAGGTTTATGGTAAATCAGCACGACGAGGTGCTCTTGTGTCTACCTTAGGTGCTTATGGTCGCAGCCGAAGTCAGCTAACTAAACAACTTGTTAGTGAAAAAACAGAAACTGCTCGTCGCGTAGAAAAGACTTACAACAGTCTAAAGATTGCAAACGAACGAGCTATTGCTAGTATTGCTAATCCTCCGACAATGGAAGTTTCACCTCAAGTAGAGTACACTGATTTTACCCCTAGCCCCCTTCAACAAGGTCTTAAAATTGCACAAGCTGCAATTGAAGCCGGTCAGGCTGGTTGGGAC